ACTTCGCGGTAGTGGAGCGGGTTGCGCACATGGTAGGCTTCCGGGGTGGAGAGGATCAGTACCTACAGAATACCTCAATTCTGTAGGTAAAGGGTTGTTTATTTGCAACATTACATTTTATTACATCTGTTACATTTTATTACATTTGTTACATCTTGTTACATCTTGTTACATTTGTTACATCTGTTACATCTTGTTACATCTGTTACATCTTGTTACAATTTCAGACTTGGCACATGGGGGGCGGTTACTTGACTAATATCAAGACAGGCCCGCTACGACCCATCAACACGGCCTATTATTAAATTTTTCCACATAACTTTGGGTGCTAAAACAAAGGGGCTGCAGCCATACCAGCCTACAGCCCCCCGCCCAGTCCCCCGACTTGTTATAATAATTATAACCTTTTTAACCTCACACTTCAAGTCAGTATTACGAGAACCATAAAAAATTTACACTTGTATTGAGTATCACATTCTGTTATAATAGTAAAGTCCTAGGCAAATTATAATTATAAAAATGAACAATCTACCCACAACCACAGCCGCCGAAGTACTTAATATAAGCCCAGAAGCTTTAGAAGTAGCTAATTTATATTTACAAACACAAAATTTACAGGAAGTATCTGACTCGTTAGATATATCCAATGAATTAGTTATTCAGATCCTAGGCCGCAAAGAGGTAAAAGCCTATATTGATAATGTTTTCTTTGATGTAGGGTACAACAATAGATTTAAGATGCGTAAAGCAATGGACGCACTAATTAAGAAAAAGTTCCAAGAACTAGAAGAGTCTGAAACAGGATCTACATTAGATATTGCTGAATTACTAGCCCTTAGTCATAAGATGACAATGACGGAATTAAGTAGACAAATTGAATTAGCTAAACTTGAGCAAAGTAATATTAAATCTCAAGTAAATGTACAAATTAATGATGGTGGATCAAAGTATGAGAATCTTATTGCCAGGCTTATAACAGGAAGTATATGAATTTAATAGCAGAAGGTCTGTTCTATAAGGCTGTAGAACATATTAAGAAAAAAGAATACTATAAAGCAATACCACCTCTTAAAAAATCATTAAAGATACTGTCTTATAAAGAAGGTTGGATCAATTTAGGATTATGTTATAAGGAACTTAAAAAGTTTTCCGCTGCTAAAGAATACTTTCTTAAGGCTAATGATCCTAAAGTAAAATATGGAAATGGAACAGTAGAAAAATGTTCGGCCTTCGCACTTCATAACCTAGGATCAATTGCTTATATTGAAGAGAAAAACGAAGTAGCTATGGAATACTTTCTAGCTGCTTATAAAGATAGTCCTTCCAGAGCAGAAAGTGCTTGGAATTATGGTATTACTGGAATTAGACGATATTGTGATGGGGTTCCATCAGATTTACCGTTGTTCTGGACCTACTATGACGCTAGGTTCCCTATGCTTGCTCTAGAGGTAGAACATGAAAATTTAATACACTGGGATTATAAAAGCTATCATAAAGAAGATAATATAGTAGTATTACGAGATCAGGGACTTGGTGATACTTTAATGTTTGGTAGATATATTAAATTTTTAGAACCATATTTTAATAAAGTTTATGTACAATCTACTGTTAATTTATTCGATAATAGTTATAGTATAGGATGTGATGTAAAGTATTATACAACTATTAGTAGTTTAGGACGAATATTAGATTATATACCAGATGGAGAATGGCTTAAGGATAGATATGTCCCTAAAGTAAGAGATGGAAAATTAAAGGTTGCCTGTGTATGGAATGGAAGTAAATCTCATCCACATGATTATGATAGGTCTTGTCCTCCGACATATTTTGATAAGTTAGATGTTGATAAATATACACTAGATCCTAATCCCAAGCGTAGTGGGTATACCCATTTAAGAGGAAAAACTTGGGTTGATACTATAAAAAACCTTGAGCAGGTGGATTTAGTAATAACGGTAGATACTAGTATTGGCCATCTATGTGGTAGTTTAGGTAAACCATGTTGGATTATGATGCCTTTAACCTATAGTGATTATAGGTGGGGTACTTCAATCAGTGAAACGCGTAATGCATGGTACTCTAGTGTAGAAATAATAAGAAATCCCGGTAACTGGGATCAAGTATTTAAACAAGTAGGAACAATGTTAAATGAATCAGAGAAAACTATCACTTAAAGAGCTGCATGCTGAAGGAATTGATGATAAGGAGTTCAATCGTGGTTTACGGTATATAGATGATAAAAAACCGTTAAAAGCTGTAGCTATCTTTAAACGAATGTTAAAGGTCAAGGAATATAAAGAAGCTTGGCTCAATCTAGGTGTGGCATATAAGTGGGTTGGGGACTATGATAAGGTTAGAGAGTGCTTTTTAAAAGCAGCCGATCCTAAGATACCTTTTAGTGATGGTAAATATGTAGATATATATCCTACTGCTACAATTAATTTAGGTTTACTAGCCTATACATTTGAACAGGATGACACAGCAATACAGTTTTATAAACATGTGTTAGAGAAAGACCCTCTTAACTATGAAGCTATATGGAATTTAAGTTTAGCTACTTTAAGAAGATTTTGTAGTGGAAAAGAAGAAGATTTAGCTAGAGCTTGGACTTATTATACTTACCGTTTCAAACGTAATGGAGCGGATAGCCTAAAGAATGATAATCCTAATATCCTACTATGGGATATGAAAACTAGTTACCCCGAAGACGATATTATTATCTTCTTAGAACAAGGACACGGCGACACTTTAATGTTTGGTCGTTATGTAGCTGAAGTGGCTAAACACTTCAGGAAAGTATTTGTTCAATGTATTGAAGACATGGATTGGTTATTTACAGACTATAATGTTTGTAGGGCTACCAGTGAAACTACTGCTACTTTTGCAGTACCTATGGCCAGTTTAGGTAAACTGTTTGATCATATACCCGAAGGAACTTGGTTAAAACATAAGTTTACTAAAAAAGTGCCAAATGGAGTACTGGATATAGGATGTATATGGCAAGGTAGTAAATCTCACGTAAATGATAGAAATCGTAGTGCTCCAGCCGGCTATTTTGATAGACTAAAGAAATTTGGTAATTTATATACTATAGGACCTGGTGAACCTAGAAAAGGGTATACTCACTTACCTGGTAAAAATTGGGCAGATACAGCTAAGAATTTGGAAAAGTTAGATTTAGTTATAACTATTGATAGTTCTGTAGCACACTTCTGCGGTTCCGTAGGCATGCCCTGTTTAGTATTAATGCCACTACTAGATTGTGACTTTAGGTGGGGTGATAAAACTGCCGGTCGTAACAATGTTTGGTATGATAGCGTAGAAGTTATACGCAATCCTAGAGCTTGGGCTGTAGTATTTGCTGAGGTAGAAGAGATGTTAAAATGTTGGAAGTAAGTCGCCCCGACGTAGATACCGAGCAAATAACAGAGTTAAGCGTACAAGATCGATTTATTAAATTACCAATAGTACCATATTTAAAGTTATTAAATATATATGATACTATGAATCGACCACAGGTTGCATTAATTAATGCAGTCAATAATCCTAACTATAGATTCGTAGTAGCTGCACTAGCTAGACGACTTGGTAAAACATATATATCTAACGTAATAGCACAGCTAGTATTATTAGTACCCGGCAGTAATGTATTAATAATGTCTCCCAACTATAATCTTAGTTCTATTAGTTTTGAATTACAAAGACGATTAATAAGGCACTTTGATTTAGAGATAGAACGTGATAACCTTAAAGATAAAATAATAGAGTTATCAAATGGTAGTACTGTACGTATGGGCTCGATATCAACCGTAGACAGCTCAGTTGGACGAAGTTATAATCTTATTATATTCGACGAAGCCGCACTAGGGGCAGACGGAGAAGAAGCATTTAATATTAGTTTACGTCCTACATTAGATAGACCTAACTCAAAAGCTATTTTCATATCTACACCTCGTGGTAAACAAAATTGGTTTAGCAAGTTCTTTCAACGTGGTTTTGATCCAGCGTACCCAGAGTGGTGCTCTATAAGAGCGGATTGGACCGAAAATACTAGAATGCTAGTTTCGGACGTGGAAGAAGCTAAACGCAGTATAAGTAATGCTGAGTTTGAACAAGAGTATATGGCTAACTTTAGCATATACGAAGGACAGATCTTCGTAGTTAAAGAAAGTAATATAGCTGAGTATGTGCGGGGAGACGGAGATGAGGTAATAGCAGGGCTTGATCCTGGATTTAAAGACCCTACCGCGTTCATCGTTATTGTATACAAACCTAGCGAAGATTGTTTTTACATAGTGGCTGAGTACTTAGAAGCTGGATATGTAACTCCTGAACACGTCGCTAGATTCAATGAATTAATTACTAAATGGAAAATTGAGACAATCTTTATTGATTCTGCCGCAGCACAGTTTGCTAATGACTTAGCATACGTATATGATATATCAACTATTAAGGGTAAAAAAGAAGTACTACCAGGGATTGCATATGTACAGTCCCTATTAGAGCAGGGAAGGCTCAAGATCAGTGCAGAGTGCGTGCAAGTGCTAGCAGCCTTTGATCAATATCAATGGGATAAGAATCAAGCTTTAATTAAAGAAAAGCCCGAACATAAATTTTCACACATACCGGACGCAGTTCGATATGCACTTTACACTTACACACTATAAGAGGACCAAATGGTAATTACAAATGCATCGAAATTAATCGCGCTAGAGGCGAAATTAGATGAAGAAAAAGAACGTTTTCTAGACTTACAGGATGAGTTAGATGACGCAGAAGATTATATTAAAATATTAGAAGCTAAACTAGCATATACTCCTTGGTGGAAACGACTATTTAAGTAAAATTATGGAATCAGGAATTTATCAATTAACATTTGGGGATGGTAGTCGTTATGTGGGTAAATCCATTAACATACCTAGACGTTGGGAAGAGCATAAGAATAAGTTCATAAAAGGTACTGCTGCAAAAAATATGCAGGATAGGTATAACCGATACGGCTTTCCAAATGGCAAAGTTTTATTTGAGTGCCACGGAGATCATATTGATCTTATGGAGACGTACTATATCTGTTTAGTACAACCAGAATTAAATACTACTCCTGGAGTACGTATCTA